TACATTTTCTACAATCGCAGTTGCTTCTGAAGTTTCGCCTGTAATAGTACGACCAATTAAATCTGCAGTATCACCAATGGTACCAATTGCTCTTAAAATCTTTTGTGTGTCCCATTTACCATCTGACACTCTTAACATATTTTCTCTTGGATAGATTGTTTCTGATTCTAAACCAAAGAGTAATTTAAAAAAGACTGCGTGACCTTTACTTGTTCCTTTTGTTTTATAAAGTGACTTAACATTTTTAATAAGTTTTCTTTTATCAATACCACTACTTAATGTTTCTGGTAAAGTATTTAAAAATTCATTTCTAAATTTTGTTAAAAAGTTTGATATTGCTTTATCAGGATCTCTAAAGTTTAATAACTCTTGTATATTGTTTACAGGATTTGGTCGATAGTTATTTACAACAGCACTTGCGTTGGAAGATACACCTAAAATAGTTTCTCCTATAATAAACTTATCTTGTGCTGATATGAAAAGTCTATTGTTGTCTAAGTCTTCACCAAGTACAGTTGCAGTTGCGTTTGATGTTTGTCCTGTAACAGTTTCTCCTCGTGTAAACTTACCAAAGGCAGAACTTTCTAAAAGTATTTTATCACCAGCATCTAATTGTGTTCTATCTGTATCAATACGAGAACCATCTAATATTAATTTGTTCTCTTGTGCTGTTTCTGTTTCTAATTGAATACCATCTGTGGTTTGTACGGAAGTAACAACTAACTCAGCTGATTCCATGAACGCATAATATGTTCTTACAAACTCTAAAAACTTGGGGTGTTGTTCTAATACAAACTCTGGAGCCTGTGCATTGATCAGGTTAGATATTTTATCGAAGAACTTAGCCATTTATTTAAGTCCCGTAACTTGATGCTGTAGTATAACCTACTCCTGCGTCAGCAGAGCCACCAACAAAAGTATCTGCTACAACTGTGATTGATGAGTTTGCTGTGTCTATGGAAAGTATTTGATCTCGTACAGGTATAATATCATTTGAGTTTGGTTGCACTGTTAACTCAATAACTGTTGATGAAGCACCTCTAATATTTTCAACAGATGCAACTGTTAATGAATTAATTGTAATTTGACCTGTGGCATAATTAATAGTACCTTGAGTATTATTGACATAAGTTCGAACACCAGATACCAAATAATATCTTCTTACGTTACCTGAACCATCGTCATCTAAAAAATATATATTATTATCATTTGGAACTTTGAAACCAGATGATTCTAAAACACCTCCAGACATGGATTTATGACCTGTGTGTGGATTGTACACTGCGTTTCTAAAATAGATATCATATCTTGTTGAAGTAGATATTGTAGGTGTAAATGTTTTTCTAATTTTTAATGTAGTAATGTTTGACAATATAGATGTATCTGTATCATCAATTAATTGTACAATTTTTGAATAACGAAACATACTATCAAATTGTTGTAGTGTGTTTGTATTATATGTTATTATTGCATTTATAATTTCTGATCGTAATGTGTCTGCTGTTTTTGTAGTTGCTCTTTCATCATACTTAACATTTGAAGTTAATATTATTGTTGTTGTTTCTGGATCAATAATTTGTGGTCTAACAGAAGCAACGTTATATTTTTTTAATTGTGTGATGATGGAATTTTTAGTTGCATCTGTAAGTGTAGAACCAGATGCTGCTTTAATCGCAATCTTTACAACTCCATATACAGGTGTTTCATCATCTTCCCCACCCCACGCAGAAACTGATTGTGCGTTTGGATATATTTCTTGGACTAGTGTTTCATAGTCAGTGGTTGTCACTGCTCGATCTTGTGCTGCATATTGTAACGGTGCATTAAATCGTATTGATTCTTTTGATTGTGCATCAGCGCCACCTTGAGCACTTGAAACTGTTGTGATACTTACATTTGTAAATCCATCAATGTTACCTGAAAGTGTAAATGTAGAAGCACCATTTGCTTCTGCTTTATTTGTAACGATATATTCTAAGATAACAATATTACCATCTGACAATGATTGTCCTATTGTTCCATCTCCAAAATAAACTTCAAACTTACCATCTTCTCCTTCTTGTAAAAAATAAACTTTTGATGTAGTTCCTAATTCTGTAATTCCAGTTGCAATGGTATACGTAGATGACGTAGTATCCACAGCTGAGTTTTGAACTTGTACTCTTAACGTAGAAGTATCAGCATTTACACTTGGAATAATAAATCTTTGATCTGGATCAGAACTATCTACTGTATATTTAAAAGTAACTAATGTTCCTTCAAAAACTGATATATTTGAAAAACGATATACACCTGAACTAGGTGAAATGGTATTAACTGCATTTGTTACAAACTGATAAGATGTTCCATCAACAGAAGTTGTAAACACAGTTCCTTTTGGCATTGTAACAGAAGTACCTGAACCATTATTAATTAAAATGTTAATGACTGCTGTAGGTGCTTTTGGTGATGTTGGAGTGTATCCTAACATCTTTGCTAAGGATACAATATTTTTTCTAATATCAGCACTATCTAAGTACATTTCATTTGCTAACATATTAGCATTGAAACCTAAGTAGTGTGTATTGTAAGCAAGTAAATCTAATAATACAGCAAAACCAGAACCTTCAAAGTTATAATCCTGAAACTCTGATTGGTTTTGTAAAAAAGTTTTAAGATTACTTTTTATATCGTCAAAATCTAATTCTGATACTTCTAATTTGTTACTTGCCATGTTATCTTAATCTCTCTAAAAATGTTTCTACAGTCACCGGTAAGGGAATACCAATTACATAAAAACTAATTTGAACTTGATATCTATTTCTATCAATATCTGGATTAGCTAAGATTTGAACCAATTTAATTCTTGGTTCAAAATTATTTAATACTTCTTCTATTTTTCTTTGTAAGTTAAGAGCAGTCAACGGAGTAACCGGTTCAAATAAAAGTGCTCTAACATTTCCGCCAATCTCTGGATGGAACGGTCTTTCAAAGTGATTAGTTTGAATTAAGTTTCTAACACTTCGTTTAACTGCTTCAACATCTGTCAACTTGTTAACGTCATTAGTTACAACGTTTCTTCCAAAGTCTAAATCAATATCTTTATAGAGTCTTGTTGCTCTTTTACTATTATTAGATGTAAACTCCGTACTGTAACTTGGCATAGTAACAATATTTATAACGAATTACGAAACTACCCTATGAAAACATTAGAAGAACCTGTTGCGGGTTCTCCACAGACATTTGCCGGATCACCAGCAATTACAACTAACACTCCACCTATTTTTACAGTAGATTGTAGTGTTGCTGAAATGGTTTGTGGAATGTGAGGAAATATACCATGACCTGCAACGCCATCGCCGTTAACAATCACTAATTCACCATTTACAAAAACTGTGGATTGACTAGGTATTAAATCACCACCTGCTGTATCTATATCTCTACTAATGCCAGGCATTAACGAGGATACCCTTGTCCTCTTTCAGATTTTTTAAGACCCTTATGTTGTTTAGAATGCCTGCCTTTTCTCTTTTTTCTTCGACCTTCTTTCTTAAATGTACTTACTCCAAACGCTTTTTTTGCCATATTATTCCTTTTCTTCAAGCTCACTGTGTCTACAGTGACCACAGCATTCTATTTTATATTGTTCATTAAACTCATTTATAATTTTTTGTGTACATTTAGTATCACAATGACAATTGTGTCCGCAATTTTCACAAAATATTTGTTTTTTTTCCATAGTATTATTTATTATCAATATTTACAGGTAACTTGTGCCGTTCTGATTTCAATTTCAGCCAAATTATTTGTATTTTTCAACGCCGAATCGCCAATTTCCTTGTAATTTGGCGCAATTTTACAATTTTTTATTGTACAAGAACAAAAAGCGAACAAAAAAAGTGAAAAAATCACTAAAATTAAGGGTTTTTTTGGCATATTTTTTGGTTTTCGCTATTGACATTTGTATTTATTCCGTGTATTATATACGTATATGAAAAACAAAAACACTATAACAAATAAAAATGATAAAGTTGATACTAACATTTACGCTTTAGTCCCTCAAAAAGACAATTCACTTAAAAGAGTTTTATTAAGTGATTTGAAAAAAAACTATAAAATGTTTTATCAATTAGAGTATTTAAAATAAGGAGAAAACACTATGAAAAACAATATAGGTAATGAAATGAAAAACTTTAATCAACAATTATTCAGTATGAGTATTGAGGACTTAAACTTAACTAAAGATTTAATCAACGACTTAATTAAAAGTAAGGTTAAATCTACTTTAAAAGTTGGTATGAAAGTTAATGTAGTACAAAAAACTAAAAAAACACCAGGTGTAATTACTAA